GGCCAAGGTGTGGTTGACGCCGAAACCGTCACGACCATTGGCGGCGCTGCTGCTACCTTGGCTGCTGCCGTTTGGTCGATCTACTCCAAGCGCGCATGATCTGGCAGGCGCTGGTTGGCGCCGTCTCTAAGCTGTTTCTTTTTGTCGCCATGCTGGCAGCAAGCTGGTTTGGCGGCAAAAAGACAGCCCAGACTGACGCCAAAGTTGAGGGGCTTGAAGACTATGTTGAGACACGCCAACGCATGGACGAGGTGGGCCGCATGTCTGACGCTGACGCTGCCCGTGACTGGCTGCGTGAGCGTGGCAAGCGGTGATGCGATCTGCGGCGCAACCGATGCGGCGCGGACGGAACATGCGGCGGCATTGGCTGACGATGGTGGGCCTCTTTCGCTGGTCACGGGCGCGCGGCTGATCCGCCTGATCGATGCCGGGTGTGCCAATGACACCTAGACAGCAAGAGGCTATCGAGGCTTACAAGCGGCTTGGTAACGTGACCGCTGCGGCCAAAGAGATCGGCATCAACCGCCGTGATCTTCAGCGCATGCTGGACCGCGCTGGGCATGATGCCGAAACGCGCAAGCAATACACCGTAGACCCCGCCATTGCCGACAGCATGAAAGCCGTAGGCACAAACCTGACGCCGTCGCTGGCCTGGGTGAAGGTGCCGGCCAAAGACGATGAGCCGGGCTATTCTGTCATGCTGCGGCCCGAGGGCGAGGCGCCAGAGGCCGTCGCAGAGCGCATACGGGCGGCACTGGAGGGCATGGTGCCTGCCGAGCCTGTGGTGGCCCCTGAAGCCGTCATGGCCGATCTGTGCGCCGTTTATCCGCTGATGGACGCGCACGTCGGCATGATGGCTTGGGGACGCGAGACGGGCGCGCAGGACTATGATCTGAGCCACGCGGCAAAGGACATGCGGCACGCCTTCGCCAAGGTGCTGGCGCTCACGCCTGCCGCCGAGCAAGCGGTCCTGCTGATCGGGGGCGACTATTTCCACAGCGACGATACGCGGGCCGAAACGCCGGCCAACCGCCACAGGCTGGACGTGGACGGGCGATTTTGGAAGGTCTTGGACGTTGGCATCGGCATCATTGCGGAAACGGTCCACCAGCTTCTGCAAAAGCATTCGCGCGTGCTGGTGCGCGTGCTGCGCGGCAACCATGACGTTCACTCCAGCATGACGCTGAACTTCGCGCTGGCCGAGCGTTACCGCAATGAGCCTCGGATCATGGTCGAGAAAGAACCACGCGATCTTTTTATGATGCAATGGGGCAAGTGCGCGATTTTTGCCCACCACGGCGACAAGGGTAAGCCCGCGCAGATGGCGCTGTACCTGTCAGATGTCTGCACCTTCTGGTCGCAGACGCGCCACCGCCACTATCTGACAGGCCACGTTCATCACGATCAGGCGAAGGATCTCGGGCCGCTGCGGTTTGAGAGCCTGCGCGCCTTCTGCCCGCCTGACGCTTATGCCGCCGGCATGGGCTATGGCGCGAGGCGTGCCTTGCAGTCGATCACATTCCACAAGCAGGACGGTCTGGTGCTGCGTGCGCTAGATCCGATTGACCGAGATGAAAGATAAGCTGCCCATCTCATCATGGCGCGTCACACGCGATGGCCTGATCGTATCGATCAATCAGTATCACGGCGTGATACCTTTTGGCCAATTCGGCGGCTTGGTGCTGGCGTTGCTGAAGATGATGAAGGCTCGCGAGGGAAGCTATGGTGAAAATGAGCCGTAGCGCAGTCTGATTTTCGACCAAACACAAAGCCACCCGTGACGGTTTCTTGGATGTGTTGCTTCCCTCGCAATTCGTTTTAGCGGCTCATCCTAACGCCTGCAACCGCTTTTCGTTCTGAAGCCGCCGCAAGGTGCGCTCGACCGCCGCAGGGCTGGCTGACAGTTTGACCTTTGGCTTTGTCTCCCCATCAGCGATGTCGAGCCACACTTTGCTCTTTGGGCTGACACGCTGCGGCGAGAACGGGTGCATCGGCAGAACGATGCCAAAACGCTCACAGGCGGCTGCGATGCTTGATCGGTGCATTCCGTAGTGTTCGGCTGTTAATGTCAGATGCCAGCCGCGATCTTTTGCAGCTTGGATCATGTCGCGGGTGATTAGTCGTCTTTTCGGTGCCATTCGGCTTGGTCCTTTATTCTGTTGATCTCTGCCAAGTTCTGCTTGGCCATGTATTCGATCAGTTGCATTTGTTCTTCTGTCACCCACCACGCAGGCAGCTTGACATAGCCTGCCAGCCTCAAGGCTCTCGCGCCGGGGCTGTTGGATGGGTCACGGGGCATGGTTGATCATAGCCGCGCACCCATCCCCAGATGGCAGGCTTAATGGCTCTCCACACGATGAGCAGACCCCTCCCTCAATCTCGAACAGCGTGGCACGGGCGGCATATTTGATTGCCAAGTGCGACGGCGGATAGTCTGCATCACAGTCGGCCTCGATCAACCGCAGCGCCTCCACCGCCTTCGCCAGCTTGGCTTCTGCTGCCAGTGTGCGGTTGATCTGCGCCATCGTGGCGTTGGCGTTGTCGCGGGCTACCTTTTCCAGCGTTTCGACAGTTTGCGCGTTGGCATAACCCGGAGCATCCTCACCGCCGCAGATGGCTAGGGCCAGACGTTCACGCTCCTCCCGCAGTTCGTGCATCTCGTTGTGCCACTCGCCGCAATAGCCAGTGTTGAGACAGTCAGAGCATCCATACGGCTCGGGCGCTCCTCTGGGGCCACGACAAGCCATGCACACCCCTTCTCGTCCAGCAACATCTTGCCAATGGTCCCGCTCCCGCTTCAACTCAGCAACGGTGTTGTCCATCACGGCCTGCGCCATTCGGCAGATCTTGAGTTCCTTAATCAGGGATTTGTTGTCCGCAACAAGTTGCTCGATGTGATCCAGCATGTTGTGCTCTACGCAGTCACAGACATCTAGCGGTGCAAACTTGAATGGACAGTCTGATCTGTGGTCGTGATACTTACTCACCCCTTCTCTCCCTCAATCTCGGCCAGCGTGGCGCACATGCTGTCATAGGCTTCAACTTGTTGCTGGGTTTCGTGGACGCAGAAAGCATCCAGCATCCGATCCGCCGCCTCCACCGCCTTACCAAGTCGTGCTTCGCACTTCGCCAGCTTGGCCTCAAGGTCTTCGATGATTCCTTCGAAATCTTCGTCAGTCATCCCATCTCTTCCTCAATCTCGGCCAGCGTGATGCGGGCAATAAGACTGTCATCGGCATCCCATGGCATTGCCTCGACAGCGTAATACTGCAGCGCCTTCACCGCCTTATTCAGTTTGTCCACGGCAGACACCCACTCTTCTTCAAAAAATTCAAGCTCGACGGTCAGGGCTTCGATGCGGTCGGCGGCTTCGTCCAGCGTCTTGATGCTCATGCTGTCGCCGTCCATGCCGCGCAGCCGCTTCACCAGTTCTTCAGTCATGTCTTTCCCCCTCAATCTCGGCCAGTGCCGCTTTGACCTTGCGCATCACGCCACGCCAGCTTGCCTGCCTGTTCTTCTCGGCATCGAGACCGAAGAAGATGCTGGCCTCATGCTGTGCCACGGCCCTCAGCGCCTCCACCGCCTTCGCCAGCTTGGCTTCTGCTGCCTCGGCGCGGCTACGGTGCTTTTCGATATTGGCCTCAATCACCAAGCGCAGCGTATCCCGCTCCCGCTTCAACTCAGCAACGGTGTTGTCCATCACGGCCTGCGCCATTCGGCAGTTTTTGAGGTCACGCTCCAGCCCCTCCGCATAAGCCTCGGCCTCCTTGGCGTCAGCACGGGCGGCTTCGAGTTGCTCGGTCAGGGCTTCAATGCGGTCCTCATGCAGCTTCCGCTCGGCTTCCATTGCGTTTGAATAGCCTCGTTGCTCGGCAAGAGTTAACTCGGCGGTCAGGGCTTCAATGCGGTCGGCGGCTTCGCAATGCCAAAAATCTGTGTCGTCCTCCCGCAGCCGCGCGATCACTTCTTCGTTAGTCATAGTCCTTCACTCCATGCTTCTCGATGTCCTTGAGCATCAGCATCAGCGCCTTCTGCACGTCCTCGACGCTCTCCCCGGTCACTTGCACAGGCTCGTCGGTCCATGCAGGCCCATCGTCCATCTCGTAGAGTTCGTGGATGGCGTAGTAGTATTCTCCGTCCACATCGTTCGGTCGTGCCAGCTTGTGCCGCATCAGTTGGTAGTGCCAGTGGCTCATTTCGGCCTCCGCTGCTTGCTGTCTTTCCAATCACACGTCCCGATCTGCACGATGCCGGGGAAGTCGTCTATGCGGCGGTATTTTGACATCATCGGCCATTTCTCATCTCGACTTTTTGGCTCAAAATCGTAGCCAAAGACGCCTCCATCAGAATCCCGCGCCACCCACTCAACCCAATCAGGCAGCTTCTCCCACGCGATCACGTCTTGGGTCTTGGGCAGGGGGACGGTGCGGTAGATGTAATGATGCACCCAAAAGTAGAGATTTGTTGCGGGCTCAAAAACCGAGCGGGAGGCAGCGCAATACTCAATAACCCCACCCACTTTCTCATGCTCATGCAGCGCAGCCTTTTCCTCTTCGGTCAGCAGGCCATACGGCACTCGGTTGTTGGTCATGTCGAGGGACATTTGCGGGCCTCCAGCATGGCGTCGGCGATTTCATAAGCCCAGCCGCTAATCTCTTTGTCGCTGCCTCGAACTTCAAGCCAGCGATCTAGGGCACCCGCCAGCGCCTGACCCGCGAACCAGTCGCGCAGGGTCATGCCAGTGGCGTTGAAATATGCCGAGTTTGGCTCAAGCTGCGGAAACGCAGGCCCGCCGTTGTCTTTTGTGTTACTCATTTCCCCCTCCTCGCCGGGCAGTCCCGGCCTTGGTTGCAGTCGTGCGTGCAGGGTGGGCAGGTCTTGCTCATGGCTCCATCTCCTTCGTCACTGGCAGCGTCTCGCACTGCATTTTGTGGTCGTAGTCGAGGGTGTCGCCAACGGCTACCATAGACGCCTTGCAGGCCTCGGGCGTCATGTAGGGAATGCCGAAGGTGTCGCCATCCAGATGGCCGCTGTGTATTGTAATCCACAGTATCGTCATCGTTGCGGTCATTTTCTCTTTCCCTCAGTGCTGGGTTTCTGGTTTGGTGTCGTACATGTCTGCCGTCATCCGCAGACCAAGCGATATTGTTTTCCGGCTCAAACCTTTCGATATGCCGTAGGAATAAATCATGGCGATCAGATTCGGGATGACATCGGCCTCGCTGTCGCAATAGGCGCATAGCATCGTCAGCGTCAGGGCGCACAACTCGGCCTCGTCCAGTTCGTCTGGCAGCGAATCCATTATTGCCTCAAGGCGCGCATCTGTCATGTTGGTGGTCAACTCGGTCATGCCGGAACCTCCAGCAGATCCGACATGCCCAGCGCCCACAGTTCCGTGTGCGGCAGCTTCATGGCGCGCAGTTCGTCTTCCACATCCCGCACGTCCGCATCCAGCATCTTGGCCAGTTCGTAAGAGGTGGCAGGCCCGTTGGCCAGTTCCTGGCGAACACGCTCTCGCAGGGTCGTCCCGGTCGTCGGCTCATGGCCTTCGATCGAGATCACCACCCAGGGCGTCTTTTCGCCGTGCGTCACGTTTGGCACGATCTGGGCCAGGATCTTCTGGCCGGGGCGCAGGCCGGCGTTTATCGCGTGCTTTGACGGGATGAACACGTTCTGCGTCATGTCCTCGGACAGCACACCAAAGGCCGTGCCAGTGGCCAGCACGTTGGTGACGAGCAATTCAGTTTCCATTGTTTTTCTCCATTTCTGCTAATTGTTGCTCAGCATCGCGCAGGTAGAAGCACAGGATACCTATGTCCTCTCCTATAGCGGCGGATCTGACCCCGGTTCCGTAGAGCCGTTCAAGATCGGCGATCTGTTCTTTTTTGCGGGCGATGTAGGCGCGGCATTCTTCGATGGTCATCACATGATCCCCAATCTGTCCAAGGCGAAGTATGATTTCTTGTAGCTTTCGATGATGCGGTCAACGCTGTCGATCTTGTCTTTAAGTTCTGGCGTGGGCCTAGTGTCGTTGTAAATCGTCAGCGTCTCGCGGTAATCCCACAGCGCGGTCAGCACGATGTGGGTGTCCATTGCTCCAAGTTTGACAGCCATTTTACCACCCCATCCCATGCCCGATGAGCAGCAGGCCATAGCCCACGGCGAAGATTGCGATGACGCCGATCAGGTCGGCCAAGATGTCACGGATACGCATGGCTTATTTCCCTTTGTTTGCATTAATTGCGGCGATCAAGCGCAGGCGCAGTTCAGCGCGGCGCAACAGAAACATGATCTCGCCAGTGTCGTGGTAGTTCGGGTGGTCGTCGGTGTAGTTGCGCTCAATGTCGCGGTCGATGCACTCCAGAGCCGCCTCGGCCTGCTCTAGCGTGATGAGGATGGTTGGGTCTGACATGTTGGTTTCTCCTATCAAAACGGCGATTCTTCGCCGGGGTAAGTTGGTTTCCACTGGGGCGGCGCGTAGGCCGCCGGCTGGGGGCGGGGTGCTGGCCGGGCAATGACGCCCAGCAAGTCTAGTTCATCGTCGCGTTGCTTGTGATAAAGCCAATCTCCGTAGTCTTCTTCGTAGCGGTAGCGGGTCATATGAATGTCACGGTCAGGTTTCGGGGCGCGTTGATTAGATATTGCGAGGAAGGATGAACACATCCTTCGCGTAGCGCGACTTGTGAAAGGGCATGGCGTTATTTTTGATCCAATCAAAATTCACGCTATCAGTGATCCAAAACTCTCCGTGGTAGAGGCTGTAAGCAGTCATTTCGTCGTCTCCTTGTTTGCTAGTTCGTAGGACCACCATACAGCCTGCCACACCGCGTGCAAGCAAAAAATTACACTTGACGCATCTTTTTTTAACAAATAGACAGGCCAAACCGAAACACAGGAGGACGCCGTGCAGGCTCAAGACCTAATCAGACAGTGGGCAGCGGACGGCGGGCGCAAGCTCGGCTGGATCGCTGACCAAGTTCCCGTCGCCAAATCCAGCATGTCACGCTGGATGCAGAACAACATCGTGCCTGGCGCGATCTACCGCAATCGGCTGGCCGATATCACCGGGATCGACGGCCTGCGTGAGAAGGATTGCTGGAAATGAACCGTTCCGAGATCCTCGACACCGCCAAGGCATATATCACGGTTGACCGCGCCAACACGCACGGCAGCGCCGAGGCCAACTTCGGCCTGATCGCGGCTTACTGGTCGGCCCACCTGAACACGAACATCAAGCCGCACGACGTGGCCGTGATGATGACCCTGTTGAAGCTGGCCCGCGCCAAGTCGAACCCCATGCACGCTGACAACGCCATCGACGCGGCAGGCTATTCTGCGCTGGCTGGCGAGATCGGATCGGGCGAGTGATGAAGCTGCAAGAACTCAAAGCAATCATCGACGGCTTAGTTGATGTTCACGGCGGCGAAATGAACACGCAGTTCAAATACCGCTTCGGATCTGGCCGCACGGGCGTGGGATCGGTCACATCGTATCAGGTCAGCACGCCAATGCACGGCGACAGAAGCGGCTTCGTCCGCTTCGCCATCGACCACGCACGCGGGGAGCCTGAGTGATGGCCCGCTACATCGGGATCGACTTGGGAAAGCAAGGTGCCATCGCTGTCATGGACGGTGACGACATGAGCGTGCGCGTGTTCGACATGCCCGGCACCATCGAGGAAAAGCGCGCCATCCTGTCGGACATCGGCAGCGTGCGGTGCGCTTGGATCGAAAAGCCGTTCTTCCCGCGCATGATCGGCATCAAGAACGCCGTCACCATCGCGCAGGCATACGGTGAGATGAAGGCCTGCCTGTTCTACGCTGGCGTGCCAACGTTTGAGGTGGCACCTGCCATCTGGAAAAAACACTTTGGCCTGTCCACAGACAAGGACGCAAGCCGCGCTCTGGCCGGGCAGACTTTTCCAGATCAGGCGGACCTGTGGAAACTGAAAAAGCAAGATGGAAGAGCCGAGGCTGCTTTAATCGCACTTTATGGATGGGTAAAGAAATGAGAACCGACCTGACGAACAAGGAATACCACGCCCACCCCGCGATCTCGTCATCCGACGTGAAGGCGGTTTACAAAACCTCGCTGGCCCACTGGCGCGGCAAGGTCCGCAAAGAAAGCAGCGCCTTCGCCTTGGGCAGCGCCGTTCACGCTCTGGTGCTGGAGCCGGAAAAGAACCTCGTCCTGCGCGGCCCCGAGGATCGCCGGGGCAACAAGTGGAAAGAGGCCCAGCTTGCTGCCGATCTTGACGGCCAGATCCTGCTGCCAGAAGCCGAGTTCGATCTGGCCGCGCGCATCGCCGATGCTGTCAAGGCCCACCCGGTCGCGTCCATGTATCTGGCCGATCCGACCTTCGTGGCCGAGGCCAGCTTCTTCGGCATCGATCCGGCCACTGGCGTGGAGATCAAGTGCAGGCCCGACGGCTATCTGCCCGAGGTCGGCCTGGTGTTCGACGTGAAGACCACCACCGACGCCAGCCCCGACGGCTTCCCGCGTGAGCTTCGCAAGTACGCATATGACGTGCAGGCCGCCTTTTACCTGCGCGCCCTGCGTGCCGCTGGCTACAAGGCCGACACGTTCATGTTCATCGCCGTCGAAAAGGAGGCGCCCTTTGCCGTGGGTGTCCACGCCCTCACCGACCGCTATCTGGACCACGCCGACATGATCGTGACCCAGACCCTCCAAAAGATCAGCAACGCCAGCGCAGTTTCCGACTTCACAACGGGCTGGCCACTGATTAACCATATCGATCTGCCACGCTGGCAGACCGAGACCACCGAAGATGACATCTTCGACCAAACCGTAGACTTCTGAGACCAACGCCAAGAGGAGCAAACCAATGGCTAATAACGACAGTGACTTCCACAAGGTTCTCGCCAAAAACGTGACCCTTCAGTACCCGAAATTGAGCGGCACCTTCCGCTTCAACACCCAGAAGCAGGCCAGCGAACCCTGCGCGCCCACCGCTTCCAACGCGGCCTGGAGCGTGGCATTCGACATGCCCAAAGAGCAGGCCAAGCCGCTTTACGAAGAACTGCGCGCCCACTATGAGGCTTGCCGCTCGCGCAACAGCAAGATGCCACAGTTCTCCAAGGTCTTCGGCATGAAGAAGCTGAAGGACGAGCATGGCAACGAAACCGGGATCGTGCAGTTCTCCGCCAAGCGCAACGGCATGAAGAAAGACGGCACGCCCAACAAGGCACCAACCGTCATCGACGGGCAGAAGCAGCCGCTGGCCGATCTGAACTTCTGGGGCGGGTCCAAAGGCACCGTGCGCGCTTGGGCTGTGGCCGTGGTAGACCCAGACGGTTTGGGAGGGATTTCACTGCTCCTAGACGCATGCCAAATTACCGAAGCCCGCTATGGCGACGGCGGCATGGATGATTTCGATACCGTCGAGAGCAAGGCCGATCCGTTCGAGCAGGCCAAAGCGCCCTTGACCGAGCAGAAGCGCGAGAGCATCAAGGAAGAACTCGGAGACGACATCCCTTGGTGAGATAAAAAGAACCCCGGCGTGAGACCAACGCGCCGGGGTTCAGTTAAGGCAGGCGTAACCGAGGGAGGAGCAGGTTACGTTTGCAGGCGGAGAAACCTTGCAGGAGAAACTATAATGCACGCAATATCTGGTGGCAAGTGTCGCGGTGGCCACAATGTCTGATATCCGCTTCCTAACAGCCCCCGGCTCTTTTCACACCCTGATTGACAAACCCGGCCAATCCTACCCCGGCATCTCTTGGGCCGACATCGCCCGCATGGTTTCCACACCGCAGGCGAAAGAAAAGATCGACGCAGACTTTTTCATTCCCTCGACCTACCGCGAACACGACGGCAGATCGCACGAAGCCCAGCGCGAGCGTGGCGCCTTCCGCATGCTCGCCCTCGACATCGACAAGGGCAACCCCAGCCTAGATGACGTGCTGGCCGCCGTGGAGGCCGTCTGCGGGCCTGTCAGCCTGCTTGCCTACTCATCCTCGGGCGCGACCCCAGAGAACCGCAAGTGGCGCGTCCTGCTGCCGCTGGCCGGCGCGTTGTCAGGCGCTGACTATGAGCTTGCCCAGACCGCCCTCTTCGATCTCCTGCATGCCAATGGCATACACCCCGACGGCGCCCTGGCACGCTGCGGCCAGCCAATCTATCTGCCCAACGTGCCGCTGGCCAAGCGCAACCCCGATCTGACCCCGATCTTCTACCAGCACCGCATCATCCGGGCCGGCACGCTGCGTCTGGATGCCGACAGCGCCATCCGTCAAGAAATTGACAGAAGGCTGGAACAGTATCGCCTCGCCGCCGAGCAGGCCGAGCGTGCGCGTGCAGAGCGTGAGCGCCAGCGTGCCGAGCGCCGGCAGAAGTTTCCCGATCAGGTCAGCCCGATTGATGCTTTCAACGCTGACCATACCATCGAGGATCTGTTCGCCCGCTACCAATACGAACGGCGCGGATCTTCCCAGCATTACCGTTCTCGGTATCAAACCAGCCCAAGCTACGCCACGCAGAACTTCTTATCGCATTGGGTAAGCCTTTCTGGATCGGATGCAGCCGCCGGCGTTGGCAGGCCTAAGTCACTTGGTGAGAGTTCATACTGCTGGGGCGATGCATGGGACCTTTATGTGCATTATGAGCATCAGGGCGATTTCGACAAAGCCGTGCGCGCCTATGGCCTAGAGATCAGCCCGGCCAAAGCCGAGATCGACGTGCCAGAGAACGGCATGGATGATTTCGACTATGTGGCCCCCACCTCCAACGAAATTTCGTCGGAGAAAATCGTCAACGAAACAAAGGTGGCAGACCCCGCCAACGAAATTTCGTTGGACGATGACATAGACCTAGACAGCTTCGACACCCCAGACGCCCCCGAGGCGGCCCCGGATTGGCCCACGCTTTACGATATGTTCGACGAGGCCAGCATCGAACCGCGCCGCTGGATATACGCCCACCACTACCTGCGGTCCTTCGTCAGCGTGCTGGCGTCGGCAGGCGGGATCGGCAAGACCTCGCTCCAGATCGTGGAGGCGCTGGCCATCGTGACAGGCCGCCCGCTGCTGGGCGAGGAGGTGAAAGAGCGCACCAACGTCTGGCTGGTCAATCTGGAAGATCCGCTGTCTGAGATCCAGCGCCGGGTTCTCGCCGCGATGCGGCATTACGGGATCAAGCCCGCCGAAGTCGAGGGCCGCCTGTTCGTCAACGCTGGCCGAGACTTCAGCCTCAAGTTCGGCATCCAGACCAGAGACGGCGTGCTGCCAAATACCAAGCTGGTCGAATACCTCTGCGCCAAGATCCCCGAAAAGCAGATCGGCTGCGTGTTCATCGATCCATTCGTTGCGGCTCATAGTCTTAGCAGCGAAAACGACAACGTCGGTATTAACGCCATTGTGGCGGAAATAAGGCGCGTGGCGGACGAGACGAAATGCGCCATCGGCCTGGTTCACCACATCCGCAAAGGCAACGGCGAGGATGCGTCGATTGACAGCGTGCGTGGCGCAGGCAGCCTGATCGGGGCGGCCCGTGCTGCACGGGTGGTCAACAAGGTCTCAGAGGACGACGCCATGAAGCTGGGCGTCGACATGGACAAAGCCAAGGGCATCTTCCGCGTGGACGATGGCAAGGCCAATCTGGCCCCGCCTGCGGACAAGTCAACCTATCGCCAGATGATCGGGGTCAAGATCGACAACGGCGAGTGGATCGGTGTCTGCGTCCCATTCGATCTGCCAGACGAATGGAAGGGCATGACCGATGCCGTCGTGAATGAGATGCTGCGGATGATCGAACTGGGGCCGAGGACAGATGACGGATCTCAGGAGTATTACTCCATCAGGCCGCAAGACAAAGACCGCTTCGCCGGGCGCGTCATCACGACATTCGCATTCGACGATCCAGCCCACATGAAGAACGACGGACAGGCCAAACGCATCATCAAGACGTGGCACGACAAGGGGCTGATTGAGGAGTTCGAATATCGCTCCGAAAGCCAGCGTAAAGACCGCAAAGGTGTGCGCCCTGTAGGCCGTGTTGGGGAGCAGTTTTGATGTGCGCCACTGGATTTGAAAAGGTGGTTTCAGTGGCGCGCCAGCGGCGCAAATCGACTGCGCCACTGGTGAATTCGCCCTATAGGGTAAACCCAGCGGCGCAGAGCGCGCCACTGCCGCCTGCCTAGCGGCGCGTCACCGGCGCACGCGCTGGGGTTACCCGTAACAAGGGCGAACCCGAAAATGAAAACGAGAGGAGCAATACGATGGCACAGAGACCAACACGCCAGAAAAAAGACGACCGCATCCTGCACAAAGGAGCGACGGCGAATGAGATCAAATCGGACCTCGCGCTGGCACCCTTCGACGCGGCTGTGCGCGAGATGGACAAACGCTGGGGCATCGACCGCCTGCCCGAACTCGTCTCGACCGAGAGCGCCGGGAAGTGGGGCAAGGCGATGGCTGGCCTGAACGCCGCCATCGACGCACAAGATCCAGACAAGGTGAAGTTCTGGGTCGAGATCTGTCTGCGCGGGCTGACCGCAATGGACGCCGAAGCCGTCAGCCTCGGTCGGCCAGTTTCCGATCCGATGATCTGGGAACACGAATACGAAGGCACCGTTTACGGCATCATCGAGGATGGCAGGGAATGGCCGGCAGCCTACGCCAAGCGTCCAGGCATCGCGATCCACACCATGCGCGAGGTGGCCGTCGCCCTGCACGAACACCGCAACGGGCTGGTGAACGCGGTGAAGCTGGCATTCCCCGGCGCCGAGGTGAAGGCGGTCAGACGCGCGCCACAGGATCTGGAAGATGATTTTGATTTTGGGGATGTCATCGAATGAGCAGCACCATCCACATCACCGGCGACACCAGCAAGGATGCCTTCTACCACGCGCTGGCCGAGGCGCAGAAGGGCGACCGCATCGTCTACCATGTCGGCCAGACCTGCGGCGGCCTGCATCGCTACGCGGCTGCCAGAGCAGAGACCGACAAGCTGGTCTTCCTTTTCTGCAAGCGCGAGGGCGTAGGACAGTTTGCATATTTGGCGGTGAAGCGTTAGAATGCGCCCAGCGACCGGGCAGCATCGCCCGAGATGAGGTGAGCAATATGCCAGCAGGCAGGCCGACAAAGTACGATCCAGCCATGTGCGACATCGTCATAGCCGCAGGCGAAGAGGGTGAAACCTTGGCCGGAATGGCTGAAGCCTGCGACGTTGACCGCGAAACCATCAACAATTGGATGGCCGCGAACCCAGAATTTTCCCGCGCCGTAAAGCGCGGCTTGCAGCGTGCGCAGTCTTGGTGGGAGCGTCAGGGCAAGATCGGAACCTTCGGCGGCGTCAAAGACTTCAACGCGACCAGCTACATTTTCCAGATGAAGAACCGATTTCGCGCCGATTGGAACGACACGCTGAAGAGCGAACACTCCGGCCCAGACGGCGGCGCCATCCCGGTCGAAATCAAGCGAACCATCATCGATCCGAAGGGCTAAGGCATGAAGCTGATTGATCCGGCAACAGGGCAGGCCGTCTGGGATAGCAATGATCCGTATGCTGGCCCAG